TGTAATAGGTTATGTAAAAGGAAATGTGTTAGCCAATGATACACAGGTAATGATTGATGCATCAACTAAAGAAATAGGTTATGCAGGCGCAACACTTAGAGGAACGCTGATAGGTAACGTAAGTGGTAACGTAACTGGAACAGCATCTAATGCAAATAATTTAAATAACATTCCTCCCTCAATCACAGTTCCAAGTCCTGTAACAACATCTATTCCTGTTAGAGATTCGAGCGGTAATATAACTGCAAATCAATTTGTGGGAACTGCTGACGAAGCAGACGCCTTAAATGTAGATGGAACATATAGAGTTGCTGATACTGATCCAGTTGCTAATACTATTGCAGCAAGAGATAGCTCAGGAAATTTAGAGGCTGTATTATTTGAAGGAACTGCAACATCAGCAAGATATGCAGACCTTGCAGAAAAATATTTAACTGACAAAAATTATGAGGCCGGCACTGTTGTTTCAGTAGGAGGCGCTCAGGAAGTTACAGCCAGCAAGGAAGGTGACAGAGCACTTGGTGTTATTTCTGCTAGTCCTGCATTTATGATGAATGCACACATGGCAGGAGGCCAGTTTGTGGCATTAAAGGGTAGATTGCAAGTAAGTGTAATAGGATCGGTAACCAAAGGCGATAGATTAGTTGCTACTGACAATGGATGTGCTAAAGCATCACCAAGTTCAGCAGATGTATTTGGTATAGCTCTAGAATCTAGCACGTTCGAAGGCGTTAAAAAAATTGAAGCGGTAGTTTTATAATGGCAAATATCCTCGCCAGTGATATTAACACAATTAGACAGAAAATTGCAGACGTTTTAGGAACAGGTGCAACAACTTTTGGTTATGGACAGGCAGTTTTTAGTACTCCTACCACATCTGGAACAATTATAAGAAAAACACAATGGGATGCTGTAAGATACGATATAGTTAATTCTTATATACACCAAACAGGAAATATTCCTAGTGCTATTACTGTAAGCACACAGGACGTAATCAATGATGATGCTAGTGGTGCATATCAAAACTATGATTATTTTGCAGATGTTCTAAGAAATAATAGATTTGATATTGCAACAGGACAGTTTGCTATTAGTGCAATAGACACAAAAACTACTAGTTCTACTTGGAGCACAAATGCTTCCTCAGAATTAACCATAAATTTTTCTAGTGCTGACGAAGGAAGATATTTTTTTAACAGCGGTGGAGCAATTAGAATTAGTTGTACGTTAGCAGGAGGAACAAGTTCGCAGGCTAATGCGTGGACTAATCTTTTGGATGCTGTGGGCGAACAAGATTTTGTCGGAGATTTAATTGCATCTAATGGATATTATACACTTACTGACAGTTACCAAACTTATTTTTCAAGAGCGGCCAGCACTCCATACAGTGCCAATTTATATCAACTGAAAGCAAAGTGCGATGTTGCAGATAACAGCGCAGGTACTGCCCAACAGGTTACAGTTAAAATTGAACTTAGCGACAGTTACGTTGATTTAGGCGCACCAGCCCCAGGAGATTTAGTTGATGGAACGCTTACAATGGTAGCAGAAGAACTAAAAGCAACAGGAACTTTACAACCAACTGGTGATCCTTTTACGGTTGCTGGTCCAAATAGTTACTCAATGTCAGCAATTAGTCTCACTTAATTTTAAGCCGATAAATACTTGTGAGGTAAAATATGGCAGGTGTTAACCAAAAAATAAACAAACAAGATTACAATGATATTCAATCGGTAATTGAAACTGTTTTAGGCACAGGATCAGGAACTTTTGGATATGGACAGCCGGTATTGAGCCAACCTGTTACTATATCCGATTCAGTGACAGTTAATGAATATGCTGCACTCAGATATGATATCGTAAATGCCTACAAGCATTTGAATAATGGCTTACCTCCGGATGTTGATGCACAAACTATAGGTGGCAAAGTTAGATATGATATTGCCCCTCCCGATGCTGCACCTGTAAATTATTGGTTATCAGTAGTTAATTCTATTAGTACGAATAGGCAGGCACTAGCAGTAGCAGGACAGCGTGTCGCATCCAGCTCGATAACCAAAAACTTTACCAATGCTTGGGGTTCATCTGCACCTGTTGGTAGCACTCCACAACTGACATGCATTGTAGATGTTGAATGGCCCACAAGTGAACAGGCAAGGCATTTTTTCAATACGGGTAGTTCCATACAGTTTACTAGTTCTAGATCAGGGGGATCTGTTACAGCACAGAACACCAGTTGGACAACGCTCCTGAGCACAGCAGGAACTAGAATTTTTGGAGGCAATACTCCAGGAACAGGAACATCTCCAAGCAACGGACAAAATTGGTTTCGAGCAAGAAACTCTGCGGACACTTGGAGTTCAGTAACAGCATCCAGTCCTTATGCACTAAATCAATGGAGTATAACAGTAGAAACTACAGACTCGCCAGCAGTTAGTAATAACAGCACGGGCTCTTCGAGAAAATTAAGATTCACTGTATATTGGAACGATAACCACTTTCCATTAGGTGGCAATGCTGCACAAGGATCCCCAGTCCAACCAGGTGGATATGGTCCTGACACTGTAGATGGCACAATGTCTCTTACAGTCCAAACAGTCCAAGCATCGGGCGTTTTGGAACCAACAGGTTCAGGCAACTTTGAAGTAACGACTCCTACCATAGTAGTTGGTAACATTACAAACTAATAATTTTCCTCCCCCACTAGACCTTCGATAAATAATATGCTACTATAATTAATAGGAGATATTATGCAGGAACAATTGGACAAGGCACTTGAATTCGCCAATTATAGGCAGTCATTTGCTATTCAAAGAAAAACACTAAAAGAGAAAATAGATGCCAAACTAACCTATGGGTTTAACGGCGGAATATTTAAAATAGATAGAAGTTTATTAAATTTTGTAGAAATGCTTATGTTTAAAGGAAGACAGGAAAATGTTGTTTTACTTGATATAAATGACAATCCCATTCTTGTAGAAAAACTAGCATCATTTCGAGACGAAATTTTTGATAGATATTTCACAGCAACATATGAATATCTAGAACAATATCAAAAAATCAAGAAGGCAAGATCCGTAGAAACGCTGTTGGAAGTTTAATATGAGTAAAGGTGTTTTACTATTTGCTCATAATAATCGACAGATTGATTACGTTCGCATGAGTATACTCGCGGCAAGTCTAGCAAACAAACATTTGCAGGTTCCTGTATCGCTAGTTACTGATCCTTCCACTGTGGATTGGATTAAGGAATCTGGTATTGAAAACATTGTTACAGATACATTTGATAAAATAATAATCACTCAGCGTCCAGAAGATACTAAAAATATTAAGAATTATCGAGATGGTAGTAATAATACTCCAGCACCTTTTACAAACGGTAACAGATTTAGTGTTTGGGAGCATACTCCATATGAAAGAACACTAATGATAGATACTGATTATCTTACACTTACAGATAATCTTTCACAATACTGGGACGTTGATGCAGACCTAATGATTAGTCCACGATATAATGACATTCAGGGCATGGAAAGAACTGGTTATCTTGATACTCATATTTCTGAAATAGGAATTGAAATGTTATGGGCCACCACAGTAATGTTTACTAAAAATGAAGATACAAAAGTATTTTTTGATTTAGTCGAACATATAAAAACAAAATATAAAATGTATAGCGATGTATACAGATTTAATCCTACATTATATAGAAATGATATAGCATTTAGCGTGGCAAATCATATATTGAACGGTTATCAGAATACCAAAGACTATTCACTTCCGGATATTTTTTCTACAGCAGACAAAGATATATTAGTTGATGTTAATGAGAATAGACTTAAATTTTTAATATCGCAATCCAATGACGAATATGTTGCAACAACTGTGAGTAACAAAGATGTGCATGTGATGAATAAATTTAGCATAATGAGAAACTACGACAAACTAATGGAGTTAGCACAATGACATTCGGTTATTTGATTATAGTGAATGATAAGGACGATACCGATTATGCTAAACTAGCATATGCACTGGCTCTTAGTATTAAAAATACACAACGAGAAGGATTTGATAAGGTAGCACTCGTTATTAATGATAAGTCAAGGATAGAAAATTTTATATCTACATGGGTGTTTGACGAAATAATAGAATGGGATGGTGCTGAACATTGGGATGGAAGATCCTATATGGATGAACTTACTCCGTGGGATTCTACAATATGCTTAGATGCTGATATGCTGTTTCTTAGAGATTATAGTCACTGGGCAGAATACTTTATTAACAATAGCGAACTATACATTGCTAACAAAGCATACACGTACAGAGGTGATTTAGTTACAAATGACTATTATAGGAAATGTTTTACTGCAAACGATTTGCCTAATTTATATTCTTTTTATACATTTTTTGTTAAGGATAGTCCATTAGCAAACGATTTCTTTAAAGTACAAAGAGAGATCATAAAAAATCCTGAGTTGTATGCTAATAATTTTTTACACAAGTATAAACCAAAAATTATTGGTACTGACGAAGCGTTTGCCCTTGCAGCAAAATTGCTAGACATTACAGACGAAATAGCATACCCAATGGAGTTTCCGAGAACCGTACACATGAAAGGCATGATACAGAATTGGCCATATGCAGCAGACGATTGCTATGATCACATAGGATTTTATTTTAATAAAAAAGGCAAATTAAAACTTGGTAATTTTGAACAGAATGATATTGTTCATTATGTCAACAAAGAAAAAGTAACACTGGAAACAGTAAACATATTGGAGGAAATAGCATGGAAGAAAAACAATTAGAACTTCCTGATTTTGACGAATGGATTAAAACCTATGAGCCAGAAACAATAGTATATAATGCTGCATTTGATCCTGAAACAGGAAGAGTACTAGCAGTAGGTCCTAATCATACTGTGAACAATGAAAAATATCAAAGCACGATTGTTCTTGAATCAGATACCGCTGAAAAAATTATTAGCGGAGAAATTAAAATGAGCAAGTGTTTTATTGATCCGGATCAAGGCGAACTTGAAATAGTTGAACGAAAGGATTTATATAAAATAGATGATGTGTTGCACAGAATTATTGTTAGGAAGTATTCGGATATCAAAAAGCCAGACATCTATTTAGAACACAATGCTAAGTCAAATGTAATGACGGTTGAACTCAGTGAAGAGTATGGCGGAACTTACAAACAGAAAAAGGGTGTCGATGTTGCAAAAAGAAAAATGTTTTGGGACGGAGAAACTGAACTTGACTTTACTATAACTGATTATAATGATCCTAATGTTATTACGGATAATTTTACAGTAAAGGTAAACGAATTAGTTGGCAAAAAAGTCGAACTAAAGGAACTAAACATTCCTAGATTCTTTAGTGTTTATACAAGACGTCTATTTAAAAATTATATGATTGAGGAAAGATGAAAAGAGTAATCGAGTTTGATGTATTCTTCTTGAGCTATGACGAGCCTAACGCTGATCTAAACTATGCTGATCTCTGCAACAAGGTGCCGTGGGCCAAGCGTATACACGGAGTTAAGGGCAGCGATCACGCACACAAGGCAGCGGCTGAACAGAGCGAAACTGATTGGGTGTTAACAGTTGATGCGGATAACATCGTGTATCCGGAATTCTTTGACATAGAAATAGATATGGACAACCCAGATATACAAGCATACAGTTGGTGTGGTAAGAATAATGTTAACGGACTGCGTTACGGTAATGGCGGCCTAAAACTGTGGAATGTTGACCACGTGAAGAATATGAAAACTCATGAGAATGCTGACAGTGAAAGAGCGCAGGTTGATTTTTGCTGGGAAACAGGATATAGAAACTTTCCAAAAACATATAGCGATACTATCATCAATTACAATCCTTTCATGGCCTGGCGTGCGGGTTTCCGAGAAGGAGTCAAGATGACGCTGGATGGAGGCTTAAAAGTTCCACCTCAGGAAATTGAAAAACGAATATGGTGGCATAACATGCACAGACTGAGAATGTGGAGCACAGTGGGAAGCCATGTTGAAAATGGTCTGTTTGCAATTTATGGTGCAAGGTTAGGAACTTATCTTACAAATTGTACTGATTGGGATCATGTGCAGGTAAGAGATTTTGAATCGTTGCGTGAATTGTATAATGAACAGTGTAAGGATTATGAGGACGGCTTTGGACTTGAACAGGAAGTAAAAAGACTAGGAAGTGAAATAAGAAATCAACTTGGAATAGATTATCCCTATCTAGATGAACAAATGAGCCGTTATACACTTAATCTTTATAACGAAGCAATCAACATGGGGACAACCTACTACAGCCAAACTTATGTATGATGTATTTTTTATTAGTAGCGGAAGTATTAATGATGATGCTTGGAGCAAGTTCAAGCAGAGATTTCCTAATGCACAGAAAGTAGAATACTGTGACTCGTTCCAAAAGGTAGCAGCAAAGTCACTCACAAAGCACTTCTGGGCAGTGTGGGACAATCTACACCTTGATTCAGAGTTTGAACTGGACTACAAAATACCCGAGTGGGATGACAAATACATACACGTGTTTAAGAATGGAAACTATTATGATGGCGTATGCATTTTCCCCAAGCATGCGAAGGTATTACAGAGAGAATGGGATTACAGATTCTTTACAAATAAGAAGGAAATGGATGTGGTAGCAAGCCATCCACAGCCCTATGACATAGCATTTATATCCTATAAGGAAGAATTTGCTGAACAGAATTATAAAAAATTATTAGAGCGTGTGCCATACGCACGGTGGACACGTGGTGTTAAAGGCATTCATCAAGCACACATAGAAGCGGCAAAGAGTGCCACAACAGAAATGTTCTACATAGTTGATGCTGATGCTGATGTAGTTGAAGACTTTGAATTTGACATGCAGATACCTTACTACGATTTTAATGCGAGAAAGAGCG